TTTAATGTAATTGTAAATGTGTCTGCATTACCACTACCACCCCAACAACCGCTTTAAAACTTGAAATAACATTAGGATCATTATTGGATACAAGATCTTCATATGCATCCGCGACATCTTCAGTTGTAAAGTCTTGAGAACCCGACACCATGTCCGAATTTGCTGTATTACTATCAGCCACCGCAGTCGCTGGTCTATAGCCATCAATAACACTTGTGCCGAGCGCATCTGCAAGTGCATGATAATCAGGAACATTAGATTCACCAGCCACGTAAGACAAAGGACTACCTAAAGTTTTACCTGCCATGTAGTCAGCTATAGCTTGTTTAGCGTAGCCACCTTTAGGTATACCAGTTGACACCATAGGGTTAACACCCAACGGACCCACTGAAGGATATACATTAGCACCCTTGTTATTTACAGGATTACTGTTATCCACAAACTCTTGCATGTCCATAATATTATAACCATCAGATCCTGCGTTTGAGCCAGTGCCCTGTTGCTGTGTACCTGGTTGGAAGTCTGAGGGGGGTTGATCTGGCATGTACGGACCAAATTCTACCACACCACCATCTTGATATTTTTTAATGATGCGTCTCATTACTTGCCTCCACCCGTCATAGTGCTTTTACTGCCTAATGAAGGGGAATTTAAAAGTCCAAACAATCGTTGAATACCTTGATATGCTGCATCACCTTCGTTTTGATTCTGTTGTTGGATAGCAGATCCCGCTTGACCTAATAGGTTAGCACCTGCTCCAAACTGACTCTGAAGGTTTGACCCTGCACCTAACACACCACCTGCTCCGCTTAGGGAAGACGCGCGACGATTGGCAAGTTCACTCGCTGCCATATCACCACCTACTTTTAAAGCAGCAGAATCCATAGACCTCTGAGCCCTAGCACCGCCAAGATTACCACCTCGTGAGTATTGACCCTGTTGCTGTCCCATCAATCCTTGAACTGCATTACCAATACTTCCTTGCATAGCAGTCATTTGCTGACCTAAAGCATCCGCCCCAAATAAACCAGTACCAGCGGCAGCATCACGATACGCTTCAGTTGCACCATAGCTGTCTGATGCAATTTGATCATAGACACCACCAGTACCTCCAAGTGTCTTTTGTTTTGCGAGTGCGTCAAGTTGTTCAGGTGTCATACCTGCAACATTGTCCATAGCCCCAACTTCGTAAAGATTTGTTGCTTTAGTTAAAGCATTTTCAACATACGGTTGAGCATAGTCAGGTAACCCTGTTGTAGTAGTAGTTTCAGCCATATTAAACCTCCTTAATGAGAGTTATAAACGTCTCATAATATCCATATTCTTTAAGGGCACGAGCCCAACCTTTGCGCCCATAGACTACAGTTCTATTGCAATCATTGAAACGTGCGAAATCCTCAAATATCTTCATGCACTCTGGTAAGAATTCCAACAAACCAGGTGACGTGCAGGCAATTACGGATAGCTGCCGTTTACCTTCTATCTCTTCAAAGCGAGTAATACATACCTCACCTTCATTTCTAATCCAACATTGACCTACCGCACCTAAGCATTGAAGAAAGAGCCCGTGAGATGTCACAGCTCCTCCTCCATGTTTTAATGCTTGGTCTATTAGTGGCCTTAACGTATGCCATTTATCTGCTAACTCAGGTCCACTTAATAATCTAATCATGTGTCTTCCTTTACTCTGGCTTAGTTGGAAACGTCACTTCAGTAGGCCAGCCAGATTGAGATGTGATATCTCTAAGTGACTGCCTGTACGTTGCGTAAGCTGTTTTCTGAGTATCTGTAAGAGGAGCATCACCTAGCTGGCTGAAGTCAGTCTGGCGTAAGAGTTCATCACGACTTTTACGCAAAGCCGAAGCTTCGTAGACAAGATCAACAGGAAGCTCTGGGAGAGCTACATACTCTGTAGGGACGTTACCTTCATCTAGCCAAGTCTGTAGTATATTATCATTATACTCATAATGTAATAAGCCTGTTATTGTTGATCTGATTCCAATAAATTCATCTCCAGCATCTACGTTGAACACGATAGCGCCATTTAAATCATACTCTGCAGAGTTTACATTAGTAATTTTAAGCATAAATTTCTCCTAAACATCGTATACAAGTATGTTAGCGAATATATCTCCACTGCCCCCTAGATAATCTAAAACGTGCCTACCACCTGCAGGGATATACCCTTTAATGTTATATGTATCACCATTAATAACAGCAGCTTGTGCAAAACTGTTGGCGTTAATGATCGCTTGAGTTATAAGACCGAAAGAGCAAACGAAGGTAGTTCCAGAACCAGGTATAGCTTCAGTCAGGAAGCAATAGCTCCCTAAATCAGCTTGAACAGCAGTGGTACCTGCTGCTGCAACTTTAATAAACACAAAGTTTGACCTTCTAGAATGTATCCTACCCTCGTAGTACCTAGCTGATGTACTTGTTACATTAATACCAGTATTCCCTATAGCAGTTCCAGCGGCTGCATCAATATATGGAGTAGGCATTATGTTGTACAGTGGTGGAGCAAAAGTTGATAGGTCATAAGCACCTACATTAACAGATGTTTGAGTACTTCCACCAATAACAATTTCGTTTGCACCAGCAACAACGTCACCTATAGCTATAGCATTGGCCCCAGAAGTGTATGAGCTGTATCCAAGAGCTACAGATCTAGTCGCTCCAGTTTCCACTGTAGCAGAGTTACCTAAAGCGATTGCTTCATTGGCCTTACAAAGAGCACTAGAACCAATCGCTGCACCATTCAGAACACCTGTTAATGCTGAGGCACCAACAGTGGCCCCTGGACCTATAGCTGTATTTGCACCACCATAAGATGTAGCAAGATAACCAACAGCAACAGCACTACCACCATTATATGAAGGAGTGGTTGATTTGTATGTCTTAGAACCAAACCCCACAGATGTTGTTTGATTTTCACTACTTAAAAACTCATTAGCATAGTTACCTAAAGCCAGGTTTCGGATACCAGTAACTGTACCACCTAGGGCATCTTCCCCAAGTCCGATGTTACCATTAGTACCAGTAGAAAACTCAATGTCGTTAATCTGGTTCAATGTTATAGTGTCAGTGGCAATGTTACCACCATCAATAGTTGTGATAGCACTCCCACCAAGAATAAAGTTACCACTGTTAAATGACACAAGACCTGAAAACCCTATACCTTCTGTAGGAGAAGTCCCAGTAGCTGCACTGGTTAAAGCAGATCCTGTTGTATCTGAAAATAATAAATCAGAGAAATAAACTAGAGTGGAAGAATTTGCAACAGCTGTTGGTGCAGTCTCAGACCAAGAGGCTGTGGGACTACCCGCTGTAATCCCAGACAATGCAAGGGTTGCCCATGTTAATGTAGCAGAAGGGGAGCCTGGTGTGCCTGTAGATGAAGATGCATATAGCCTACGTGTAATGAACCTTGGGGCTGGTGGGCCTGTCGGTCCTGTCCCTCCATCATACCCACTTGCTTGGGTGACAGTCCAACCACTGTTTGAGAAGTTCCCAGTGCCCTCAGTTTGAGTGACATTTCCAGAAACTAACCAAAGAACCTCACCTGCTCCAATAGACGGGACAGCTACTGTCCATGTGCCTGTGTCTGTAGCAGCTCCTGTTGTTGTGTTAAAACCATTAGCTGTTGCTGGGGCAGTGGGTGCACTTGCGCTTGAATCATATAGATATACATTTTTAATAACATTTGCATTATTACCATCTGTGCCATCAGTCCCATCTGTGCCATCAGTTCCATCTGTGCCATCAGTTCTCTGTGCGTATACAACGGGAGATCCATAAGTTACAACAGCAGCTGTTTGAGTTGCAGCACCAGAGGTTACACCGCTCACCCGATAAATCACATCTCCATTTGAAGATAGGGTGGGTGCAGTGGTTGACCAATTTGTTGGAGCTGTTAATGTCTGTGTTGCAAAATTATAACTTCCACCAGTAGAAAAAGTATTACTATTCTTACGATATATAAACACTTCTGCAACAGATGTGCCTTCTATCTGAAAAGGAGCAGCCCATACAAATGTGGTAGCTCCTACAGTTTTAGTACCAGAAGATGCCCATAATATATCTGTACCCGTAGGCGGGGTATCATACCAACCAGTAGGTACTCCAGAACTAGCCGAAGGAGTAGAAGGTGCATTAGCAGATCTTATAAAAATAATATTAGAAGAAGCACCTGTAAGTCCATCCGCACCATCATCACCATCAACAGCCAATAAAACAGGGGTGTTCCAAGTATTAGGTTGAGTGATTGTATCCACCAGTTCAGACACGTACCTGAAAGTAATCCAAAGATACTTACCCCCAGATGTAGGGACTTCACCAAGCCAAGAATTGTTGGCGGTTATTGTAACATTGTCAATGTCAGTATAATCATAAGCAACACTTGTAGGTCTACTAGGTGCAGAATTAGTTGTTGTTCTTTGATATAAATAAAGAGTTGTATTACCAGCAGTGCCTGATGACCCGTCCCCTCCAGACTGACCTTGAACCCCAGGGAGCGTAAGCCCCATGTTAATAGCCTGAGTTATTTGATTTGTCCAAGAGTCTATTAGGGGGTCTCCTGTGTAAGGTGGTCTAATAATAGACATTACCTAGCACCTCCTTTACTGATTTGAATGTGGTAACCTGTAAGATTCCAATCTAAATTTGTCTCGTTTGATTGACTTTCTATTCTGTAATTTAAAAATCTACCATTAAATCTAACGTCTGCCTTATAATCTAAAGAAGTATCAAAAGGTATCGCAGGCTTAGCTGAGAAGTCAACTGTTGTACCAACTTTATCAATTCCAGCGTATTTAATATTAACCTTAGAGGGTCCATCAAAAAGTAATGCCATACCAGAAACACTTTCAGTGTCAAACTCAGGAGTTACTGCCATGCGCTTACGTTCTAATACAGCATTGGGTAGATATGAACTTCCATCTACACTAACAATTTTTGTAGGTGCTGACAAAAGGAGGTCTCCTCTAATGGAAGTTATAGAGTTTGTACCTGCAGGTATGTCCCTCTTAGTCCAAACGTTATTCCTGTAGTTCCAAACGTATATAATACTACCTGACCAAAACCAAGTTTCATCATACTTATTAAATCTTACAGATTTTATTGTTGTGTTATTACGGAAGAAATTACGAACACGTCCATCAGATATGGAAGAGATAGATCCAGGGTGCCCTGCAAAAACATAACAGTCATTGCTTCCATAGACAATATGTTTACCATCTACTTCTATAACACCATCTGTATTATTAACTCCATAGTTATCAGTGACTGTCGATATCTGGAAAGGTACAAACTCAGAGTTTGTTCTTTGGACAGCGTGGATTGAAGAATCTGTATAGATATACAGAACTCCTTGCAACTCTGCCAGATCTTGAATAGTACCTGTAGAGGCTAATATAAACTCATCTGCTGTATTAGCGCCGTTTTTAAAAGGGTTCCAATTCTCAGGCATAGCACCTGGACCTGCAACATCAGAGGTTCTAATAGTACCTGTAAGGGTACGACCACCAGTTTCCTTAAGGTTACCTGCGACTATTAAGTTACCATACGATCTTACAACACCCGCTGTTACACTAGTAACTGGGGTAGATGTAACGTATGCCTTATAGGTAGTGCCACCTGACGATGTGTCTGGAGTAAAATCAAAAGAATTAGTTGAATAGTTAACATTAGTTATTGTGCCAATGTTAAGGAGGGTTGCATCAGGGGATACAGTCCCAGAGCTATTTATTGTAACTGTCTCTGTCTGTATCGGAGAGGCAGTGTTACGAGGCAGTGCAGTCATTTTTACAGAAATAGAATTACCTGACCCTGGATTTGCAAATACAGTGTTTTTAATTTGCACCGCACCAGAAGAACCATCGTGTTCAAAAGAGCTTAGCTCTTCCTCAATAGCATAAGAATCCCATCCAGGAAGCTGAATAACACCTGCAACATCATCTTGTAGGAATACAGGGGTAGAGTTACCATTGTTAAAAATAATATGATAACCACCATTAAACAAAGTATGCTGCCAACTTCCACCAGTAACCCCAGTGTTTGTACCACCTTGTGATGAAACCACAGAGAAGGAGCTGTTGTAAACTGTAAACACTGTGTTGCTTCCATTATCTACTATGACCACATACCTATCCCCAAGGGTAGAGGGCCAATATGCAACGTACACAACGTCTGCAAGTGATGTCAGCTTATCTACATCGGAAGGGAACCTTTTAACAGCTCCATCCCTAAAACGAACATTTTGTACTTCTGAAAAAACATTAGGTGGTAGCGACACTGCAGGAGCATCTTCAACAAGACCTGCAGATGCTAGGTTTGTGATTGGTAATATAATCTCTTGTGGCATCGCTACCTCCTATTTTAATCTAATAACTCACGAGCACTCTCGCTGCCCAGTAGTCGGGTCAAAAAAACACGCCTCTGCTTTCGCTCCGTCCGTCTCTGCAGCACCTTCAATCTGGCCCTCAGTCTCCGCTTCCTCTTCCACGGCCTCATTGAAGATTCCGTAGCGTTTTCCAGAGATCCTAAATGTGGTACAGCCCTTGGCTCCCTCTTTCCATGCCGTTT